CGCTTCCATTCACGCATATAGGCGTTTTTGGCCAGTCGCTTTTCTTCGCTCATGGTGGTCTCCTTACCAGTCTACGGTAATGGAGTTACCAGCCTACATCAAGTCCTATCTGGAGCCCATCCCACGGTCTTGGTGTTGGGGAGCGAGTTGTAGCTGCGCCCGAACCGCCGCCGGTCGAGCTTGACGGTCGTGGCGCGGTTGCTGCGGTTGTCCTTCAGGATCAGATACTCGCGCAGCATCGCGTCGGCCGCCGCGTTCCACGACTCCTCACGACTGTCGCTGGTCAGGCCCATGATCGCCGCCGACAGCTTCTTACGCAGATAGCCCTGGTGCGGAAACCACGGAACGGCGCTGCTGGTCTCGGGATTGGCGATGTCCGGCTGCTGGGCGAAGTAGCGGATCGTGTAGGGGTAGGCCCCGCTCGGTGGCGAGTAGACATAGAAGACCGGGGTGCTGTCGCCTTCCTGCGTCGCGTCCTGCGGGCTCATGTCGGTGGCGATGATGTACGGGTAAGACTGCGTCCCGGCCTGCTGCACCAGCATGTCGAACTCGGACAGGTCGCAGGGGATCATGATGTAGGGGACGCCCAGCAACGTCCACCACGCGGACAAGTCGTCCTTCATTCGCAAGAAGTCCGCCGGCAGCGGGTACGGGCCGGACCCCTGGGTGCTGTTGCCGATGGGCGCGATCAAGCCAGGCTGGAAATTGCCGTAGACCGTCTTGGCCGCAACCTCGAAGTCGTAGGTACGGCACAGGTCGCCCTGGATCATGTTCAGGAACATGCCAGCTTGGGACAAGTACCCGTTGACGCCTGCATCCATGCAAGACAGAACGCATATCTGCTGCGCCGTCAGAGCCATGGGTCAGCCGCTCGCGGCTGCTTTCAGCCGCGCCAGCTTGGCTTCCTGGTCGACGATGGCCTTGCCCCAGCGCTCCAGGGAGACGCCCTGGTTGTCCCGGTGCAGGGTGCGCTCGTTCTCGGCCTTGTCGATCTCGGCCTGCATGGCGAGGCGGCGCTGCGCGTACTCGTTGGACAGCGATTCGACCTGGGTCTCCCGCAAGCCCTTCAGCGTCTCCAGCGCCTGATCGCACTTGGCGAGGTCAGCCTTGGCGGCGCCGGCCGGCACGTAGGAGCCCATGCGACCCGAGCGCTGATGCGCGGCCACCCCATTGGCGTGAACACCCTCGCGAGTTTTCTGGACGTTGAGGATTTCCAGGTTGACCGTCTCCTGGGCCTTCTTGACGTCGTCCTCCAGCAAGGAGTCCAGCGTCGCCAGCTCGACCTTGCGCGCGGCCTGATCGTGCTCGTGCTGCTTGTCCAGCCGGTCCAGGTCGAACTTCAGGTTCGCCACGGTCTCCTGCTGCTTGGCCAGTTCTTCCTCGGCCTCGGGAATCTCGTAGCGCGAGCGGATGCGGTCGGCGAAGTACAACATCGCGTCCATGCGCGCGTTGACGACTTCGCGGGGCTCGTCGCCCTCGAAGCCCGACTGGAAGGTGAGCTGCTTGTCGGGCGTGAGACCGACCGTGAGACTGAAGGCCGTGGCGACGACCTTCACCACTGGCGCGTCGTCGACCAGCTTGCGGACGTTGCTTTGCTCAGGCATCGAACCGCGCCGGGGCTTTGCTCACGACGCCGGTGCGGGCGTTGATCGCGGTGTCGCGCTTGCGCTGGTAGGCTTGCGCGATCGAACGGCCCTCGGTCTGGTCCTCGTGGCGCCAGGCACGAAACTGTTGCTCGGCCAGGGAGTTGGCGATGTGGCGCGGCACCGGATAGGTGATGCTGTGCCAGTACGCCTTGCCGAGCGGGCCGTTGACCAGGATCTTGTCAGCATAGAGCGGCAGGTCGACCGTGAAGTTGACGATCTCGTCCTTGTCGGCGATGCCGGTGGTCAGGCCCTCTTCGATGCGCAGGCGCTCGGTCTCGCGCTTTTCGATGTCCTCCATCGCCGCCAGCTTGCGCTCGGCCAGAACATTCGTCTTGGCGCGCTCCTGCGCGGCGCGGACTTCGGCGTTGGAGAGGATCGGGTGAAGCCGTTCCTCTTTGGCGCGCGGCGCTTTGGCCGCAGGCTCGACAGGGTTCAAGCCCATCAACTCTTCGGTTGAAGGCTCTTTGGCGTCGTCGTCCATGTAAGGCTCCAGGCTAGCTGTGTGTCCACAGGCCGTTTGCTATGGTGTCGGCCGACAATAGGATGGGCCAGCCCCGTGTGTCCACCCCCACCCAATCGCCGGGCAGGATGGTCAGCACGCCGCGGTTCGGGACGAACAACTGGCCGCCGGACGAGAATGACCCGCCAACGACGTTCGCCAGCCGGTTCTGATCGTTCAGGATGGCGTTGTTCAGCGTCGCGATGTCCGCCGCCGACATGCCCGACCCGTAGCCGGGCAGGAACTTCAGCGCCTTGGCGATCGAGTTGTTGGCGTTCGTGCCAAGCGTTTTGACGGCCAAGGGCTTAGCCCCCGCCGGTGGCGAAGCCCTGAAGCTGGGTCAGGCTCGCGAGAACCTGGGCTTCAAGGTCGGTGACCATGGCGCCAGAGATGGCGGTGTTGAAGTTCGCGGCGGTCGGCGCGTCAGCGCCGGGCACCTGGACGATGCTCGACTGAACGAACTTCTTTTTCTGCGCGGACGGCACGGACATGGCGCTGGCCCCATCCGGGATCCAGACCACGTCGAGTGAGTAACGGAGGCCGTAGGCCATTGATCTATCTCCAGTTAATCAGGATCAGCCGAAGGCCGAAGTGTAGGCGCTGACGCTCTCGATCCGCGCCATGAACATGACGTTGGAGAGGAGCGTCCCGTAGAAGGCCTTCCAGCCGACGATTCGCAGTTGGTTCAAGGGGTCCGATTTGTCGGCGTCCTTCAGATAGGTGAACTTGGCGCTGTCCAGGTCCACCTGGGCGTAGGCGCCGCGGCCGATGATGAAGGTCGGGAACACGGTCAGGCCGGCGCCCGGCGCGGCGGGCGGAACCTGCATCGGCCCGATGGCGGTGAGGACGACGGTCTGGCCGCCGGCCATCTGGGTTGCGACGCCGGCCATCGGGCCGGTGGTCGGGCCGGACGCCGACATGGCGAGGTTGCCGGGCGAGGTCGTGGTGCCGATGTAGGCGCTATAGGTGTAGCCGACGGTCGACGGCAGGGTGACGGAGATCGAGCCGTTCGGGCCGGTGACGGAGACCGAAGCCGAGATCGCGTAGATCAGCGTCTCGTATTGGTTCTGCGTGTCGGACCCGGTGATGATCACGGTATAGGTCGCGCTGGTCGCCAGGGCGCCGGCGGTTCCGGCCGTGGCGTTCTGGCCGGTGTTGGCGACCTGAGTCCACGACGGGATCATGTTGGTCTTGCAGAAGCGGATCCCGGACCACTCGCCGGCCTCGTAGTTGTAGAGGCGGTTCAGATCGGAGTAGGTCCAGGCCAGGCGCACATCGCTGTTCTGGCGGAAGTCAGCGACGACCAGGGTGTGGATCAGCGCGACGTAGTGCGGCATGGATCGCGGGTTCTCCGACGCCTTGGTCGGCTTGCCGGCCTCGATCTTGGTGTCGGTCATCTCGTCGCCCATCCAGCGCGGAGCGCCAAGGGTTTCGAGGGCCGCGTCGGTGCGGATCACCGTCTGGGTGTCGAGCACGTCGCCGGCGACCAGGGCGCCGCGACTCGCGCGGCTGTTGACGTAGTTGACCTGGGTGCCACCCATCAGGGCGTTGAAGGTGTTGCGTTCCAGGGTTTCCGAAAGCTGGAGGGCCACCAGCTCGCACGCCTTCTCGAACAGCGGGTGCTTGATGGTCATCTCGGCGACGTCGGTGATAGTCACCTTGTCGCCCCACTGGAGGGCGGTGGCGGTGACTTGCTGGAGCGTCATGGTCTCGCCGATCGGCGGGACGCCCTCGCTCAGCGGCGCGTAGGGCAGCGGCAGGCGCATATAGCGGCTGGCCGTATAGTTGACGCCTCGGCCTTTGGGGATGCCTTCGGACTTGTCGGCGAACTGAAACGCCACCAACTGGCGTCGAGCCAGCGGCAGGGTCTTGTCGGCGATATAGCCTTCGATATCGCCCTGAAAGGCGCCGGAAGAGTTCGTGGCCATCGGTCGTCTCCGTTGGGACGGAGACGATCAGGTCTCCGTCAGATTTGCATGTTCTCCAACCGCTTGTTGCGCGCCGCGGTGGATCCGCTGCGAGCGTCGGTGGAGACACTGTCACCCCGACCGTTGGACGGCCGGGAGGCTTGTCGGTCGCGATTGACGTCCGCGGACTTCTTCGCCCTGGTCGTCGCTCGGGTTTTGTTCGCCAGCGCCCGCCGGCCGATCTCGCGTTCGAGGATCGTAAGGCGGGGCGCCGTCATTCCGTTCTTCCGCAAGTCCGCCAGCACAGCCTCGACATCGTCCCGCAGCTTGGCGGCGATGGGCTCGCGAGCGGCGAGCGCTTCGTAGGCAGTGCGGTCAGCGCTGTCCTGCGAGTTGAACTCCATCTGCTGGAGCCTCGCATTCATGGCGGCGGTGTCTTGCTGGCGCAGAAACTCGGTGCGCTCCCACGGCTCCATCTGAGCCAAGCGCGCGTTGATCTGCTCCTGGGATTCCCGCGGCGGCGCGTTGCGCTGTGCTTGAAGTGCTTCCACTTCTCGCTTGAGCGCTGCGGCTTCCGCCTTGGCCTCGGCCGCGATCCGGGTCGCTTCGCGAACACGGCTATCGCCACGCGATGCTTGTCGGGCGGGTGGTGCGGGAGGGTCGTCCTGGTCGTCGATCTCTTCCGGCTCGTCTTCGTCCGGTTCGTCCTGGTCTTCGTCGGGTTCGGGCTCGTCGTCTTCGATGGGATCATCGATGTCGTCGAACTCGGCGCCTTCATCGTTCTCAGGAGCGAACAAGCGCCGTGAGGCGCCAGACATCAGCATCTGCCGGAAAAGCATTCAGACCTCCAGTGGGTAACGCCCACAACTCAGACGGCGGGTAACGCCCGCTACTCAGGAGCGGCCAAGATGCTACGACCTTGGCGGCTTTGTCAAATCACTGAGCGCGCGGTGGTGCGGCGGCCCCGGCTTGCGCCATGCCGTCGCGATGGATCGCGCCGGCCGGCTGTTGCCCTGGCCGCTGCTGGCCGTTGACCTGTCCACCGGGCCGCGGCCCTGCGCCACCACTGGCGCCCTGCTGCGGCTGCTGTTGCTGTTCGGCCTTCTGCTGAAGCTGCGCCATGTGCTTCATGACGTGGGCCTGAGCCGTCTTGTGCGGATCACCGGCCTGGATCAGCATCATGTGCGCCTGCAAATGCTCCTGGTCGTTGTCGCCAGGGTGTATCTGGACGTCGAAGCCATGCAGCAGCATGTCGTTCTCGACCATCGGATCGACGGAGACCAATACCTTCTTCTTGAAGATCAGCGGGGCAATGCGCGGCCCGAACACGTTCTCGGTCCCCTGCACCAGCATCGGCGAGACATCCAGGTCGTAGTTGGGGTAGGCGGACGGCGGGACTTCCTTGATCACGTTCATCCAGGCGATCTGCTGCTGCATCTGGGCGGCGTTGCGCGCGCTCTCGACCCCGAACCAGCGGAACTCGAACCGCTCGTTGAGCTGGATCGGCTCGACGTCCTCCATGTTGGCGCGCAGGCCCATCTCACCGTAGACGCGTATGGTGGTGGCCTTGTCGCGGAACTGGTGATCGTACTCGGCGAAGCGCTGCACCAGCGGCGTCAGGATGGTCTCTTCCAGATTGGTGACCACGTCGGCGGTGGTCAGGATGTCGACCTGTTGCTCGATCGCCATCTCAGCCTGACTGCGCTTCTTGGCCCCGCCGGTCCCCTGCGGGATCATCGACGGGTTGACGGCCAGGGTCTGGAATATCTGGTCCTTGATCGCCATCGCCCGGCCCAGCCCTTCTTCCCAGAGCGGCGGGAAGGTGACGATCTTGGTGTCGTTCGGGCTGGTGTCCCACACCGCGCCCAGGCCAAGGGTCATGGTGTCGACACGCGGGTTCTTCAGCGGGTCGGTCATGACGATGGGCATGGCCGAGAAGTGAGCGGTGTCGGCGGCCTCGTTGATGGTGTCGTTGGCCAGGATCTGAAGGTCGGACACGGCCACGATCGGCGCCTGGCTCTTCCAGGTCCCGCCCATCTTCTTCACCGGCCCGCCGATGATCGGGCAGCGGTCGTTCCAGAACGGGTTGCGCTTGCAGCCCAGGATGCGCTTCTCGCCGCCGAAGTAGATACGGCACAGCAGATGGTCGTCACCGATCTTCAGCTTGGTCCAGGTCTCGTAAACCACCGCGACCTTGCCGCGCTCCTTGACCCCGGCGGCGTCGAGTTGTGCCTTGGCGACGTCGGTGTCCTTCGACTCCCGCTGGCCGTTCATCTCTTCCATCAGTTCTTCGCCGATGGTCTTGGTGATCTCGTCGTCGGCGATCAGCTTCTTGATCTTGGCCTTCGACCAGCGGCGCAGCACCGTGACCGACCCGCCATCCTCCAGCGCATCCTCGATCGAGTTGGACGCCGCCGGTAGCAGGCAGATATCGGGATCGCTGATGACCTCGACGTCCGGGTAGCTGTCGACCAGTTCTTCCTCGTCGAAGTCGTCCACCGGCTCGGCGGCTTCGTTGGGCAGGCCATCGGTCTTGGGCTGGACCTTGGTGCGGAACACCACAGTCCGCTTGCGCTTTTTCCAGGAGACGTAGAGCGCGTAGAGCCCTTCGGCGTCGCCGTTGCGCAGCAATGCCGGCACGACCTTGGTCCGCAGCTTGCACTTGCGGACATAGGATTCGATCAGCGCCTGGGTCGCCTGCGGCTGATCGGGTTCCCCCGTGGTGACCTCGACATAGCGGCCAGACACCGGGAATATCTGGTTGGTGAAGCGCGTCACACGCGCCTCGACGGCGTCGTGGACGAACGGCATCGCGAGCTGCGAGGTGCCGTTGTAGAACTGCTTGTCGCCCAACCGGCAGTTGTAGAGGTCCCAGTTGTCCTTGATCTCGTCGGATCGATCGCGCTGAGACTCAAAGCCCTTCTGCACGTCCTTGAACAGATCGGTCAGCCGCTCTTCGACGCCGGACTTCTTGGACAGGTCTTCGTCCCGCTTCGGCGCACGCTTGGCCATCAGATCGCCACCAGAACGCCGTCGACAGACTGATAGCTGTACTGGGCCAGGTTCTCGCACAGGCTTACAAATGCCGGGCTGACGATAGTCAACTCACTGACCTTCAACTTCTGCTTCAGCTCGTCCAGGTGCCGGCGCAGCACATCGTATTCAATGACCAGATCGTATTTTTCTTTAACGTAAGCTACGAGGTCCCGCCGGTAGAAGTCGTCGGGCGTGGGCGCTTTGGGCTGAAAGAACATCAACGCTCTCCGCGCAGCAGACGGTTCCAGTCGCTCTTGCTCTCGCGCACGGTGTTCGCCCCTGCCAACATGGACCTGTAGGGACGGCCCTGCGCCGTCTCGGCGTTGAAGCTACCACGCCCGCCGTCACCGTCCAAACCCAGGTCCAACAAACCCGTGAAGCTCTCCAGCCCTTCCATCAGCACCCGGTATATGCCTTCCTCGGCGTAGTCGGCCAGGATGCCCTGCTTGAGTAGCGCGCGGCTGTAGCCGCCGGTGAAGGCGTTCAAGGTCCAGGCCGCCTCGCTGGAGACCATGACGCAGGGCAGGCCGTGGCGGTCGCGCTCAAGCTGTTCCTCGATCCAGGGCCGGCCGCGCTCGCTGGCGACGCCGTTGCTGACCTCACGCGGGATACGCGACGCCGCGGCAATCAGGCCGACGTTGTGGTACTGGTGGAAGTGATCAGGGCCGGCGGTCAGCTTCAGGTCTCTCCCGAACTTGACCTGCATCTCGGCCACCGCGCCGTTCAGCACCTGGGCCGGGTCGCCCTCCCACACCCCATCACCGAAGATCCGCACCGCGCCGTCGAACACCTGGGCGACCACCGCGGTCAGCACAACGCGGGTGGCGTTCAGGCAAAGCCAGAGCGGCTGGCCCTTTACGGGCCTGATGTCCTCGGCGATGTGCGAGCCGCGGAAACTGTCATAGATCGGGGCGCCGGGCCGCATCTTCAGCGCATAGGCCAGGGCGTTGGGGGCGTCGATATCGCCGGACGGAAAGCCTAGAAGCTGTTCCTCCAGCTCTGGCAGGGGCTTGGCAAACTCGGCCTCACGCGCCTGGAAGAAGGGCTGGAGACCCCGGATGAAGTCGATCTTGCCCTTCGGAGCCTTCACCGCCTTGATCGGCAGGGTGATGCCGCGTGTGACCTGGGCCTGGCGGATCGGCTGGAGCGCCCATTGGTTCAGGCCGTCTTCCTCGAAGCCTTCCCAGACCGGATGGTGGTGGTCGTAGGTGTCAAACAGGGAATCGACGATCTGGTCGGGCATCAGCCGCCTGGCCCACGCATCCCAGATCACCAGCTTGGGACCAAGCCAGGACCAGGCCGCGAAGCCGGTCGTCGCGGCCTGGGGGCCTACGGTGCGCGCCGGGTCGTGCATCGAATAGACCGCCTGCCACGTCCGCACGCGCGGCTCGATGCGGACCATCTCCTTCTTGAACGGCTTGGTCTCAGGGCTTTCGGACTGACACATGTATTCGGACATGAAGCCGTCGTGGTCGCCGCTGGCGCGAAAGCCCTTCTCCAGCTTCAGGACCTCCTCGATCGGGAACCTGTCTGGCCAGGACGACGTGGGCTCACCCGTCTCCAGGTCCGGGTAGTAGATCGGGTAGGTGTGGACGACCCACTCGGGGTCGCGCTTTAGCCGCATGGGCAGGGCTTCGGGGTGCAGCGGCGTCGCGTCGACCCGCACGCGCAAACCAACGTCGCCGGCCGGGATCAGGTCGCGGGTGAACCAGTGGTAGACCTTCAGCCGGCCTTCTTTGGTCCAGGCTTCGGCGCGTTCTTCGAGATCGTCTGCGAAAATGAGATCGGGCCGTATGTCTTCCCACTTCGTCCCGCGAAGCGATTGTCCACGACCCAGCGCAAGAATGCGTCGACCGTTGGCGAACACGAGTTCGTCGTCAGCCCACGTCGGCCCCATGAGATCGCCGAAGAGTTTACGGTAAGTGTCATTGCTCTCGACCTCCTTGCGAACCGAATGCAGCCGCTCCATCGCTCGGTCCTTGTTGGACCCGACGAAAAGCGCGTTCTTGAACTCCCGAAAGCCCGCCATCAGGCAGACGGCTTCCTCGGCGATGGTGGACTTTGCGCCGCCGCGGAACACCATGTCCATCACCCGCGGTAGCTGCGAGTGGAAATCCTGGATCATCTCGCGGTGGAAGGCCGGGGTCGCGTGCGGATGCCGATGGCGGAACAGGACTTCGTGAGCCAGGGGCCTGTCGAGATAGAACCGCCGGAACAGTTCCTGGCGCGGGCTTAGCCCTTGAGCGCTTTCGATAGCCACGCAAGCATCTCCGGGTTGTCCAGCCACACAGCCGACAGACCATTGGCCAGGGCTGTCACCACGCGCTCTTCGACGTCGGAGTCTTCCAGCGCGTACACCGACCACATCGCATGAAGCGCTTCGTGGATAAAGGAGTTCGCGACCTCACCCAGCGGATAGGTCACGTCCAGCCGGATTTCCCAGCCGCCGCCGTCGTGCTCGGCGAACTTATGCTGGTCCCTGGCGTGCTTGTGGGTCCAGGCGACGACCTTGTACCGCCGCCAACCAACCTTGAACCAGTCGGGCATTCCGTCCGGTAGCGGCTGCTCGATAGCCACTAAGCCTGCTCGTACTGGTAGCGACCACGGATTTGCCGGCTGAAGTATTCCCCGGCCGATCCCGCGCCCTGGAGCCCGCGATAGACCGAGCCCGGCACGTTTAGGTATTCGTAGGTCGCGCCGCTCTGGAAGACGATGGTCAGCACTTCGGCGTCCGGGTCATAGCTCGCGGACTGAAGGTTGCTGGAGCCTGGGAACTCGGTTGTCTCGGCCACGGTGGTCATGTCAGGCGGCGGGCTTCGGTGTCGCCTTGAACACACCGACGATGGCGGTCAGGGTTTCGCTGGTCAGGTTGAGCACAAACCCCGCGCCGTCCGCTTCGGCCTGGTTCAACAGGCTGGTGACGATGTCGCCATAGTCACCACTCTCGACGTCGGCCACGGCCTTGGTGACCAGCCCCTGGATGATCACCCACTCCTTGGGCGCCAGGGATAGCCACATGGTCTTGATCGCGGCCCAGGCAATCTTGGCGTCGTCCTCGACGATAGCCTCGACCTCGCCCCAGGCGCCGACGATGTCGGCCTCGATCGTCGCGATAATGGACATCATCGTCTCCTAGTTCGTGCTCAGGCCAAGGCAGGCCCGGTCGGCAGCGCGCAGCTTACCGTAGTCGGTCATGGCTTGCACCAGCGGGTTGGCCTGATCCAGCATGATCAAGGCCGCCGCAAGATCCGCTTCCTGGGCTGGGGTGTAGGTGGTCAGCGGCGGACAGGCCACCGAGAACATCGGCGCGGCGGGCGCGCTCTGCGTGGTCCCGCAAGCCGCTAGCATCAGGCAGGCCAGGATGGCGCGCATCAGAAACTTCCGGTCTGAAGCGCCGAGACCACGGCGGCCGGCGTCGCAGGCGCCTGCTGCTGGGCCAGCGCCATAGCGGCCTGATCCGCGTTGTGCGTGATCACGGCTTGCTGCGCCACCGCCGGCGCATCGATCGCCGCGGCCAGCTTCTCGGCCACCGCGGCAACCGGCGCGGCCTTGGTCGCATCAACGGCAGCCTCGACCTGCGCCACCACTTCAGGCGGCGGTGTCAACCCGGTCGGCGGGACTTCCATCAGGGCCATGGTCTTGGCGATGGCGGCGGTCTTGGCGTCCCCGGCCATGTCCTTCTGGACAGCGGACCAGATCGCGGCCACGGCCCACACCAGCACGCCTGCGGCGGCTTCCTCGAACACGGCGGCCTTGGTCGGCGCCAGCCAGCCCAGGGTCAGCAATCCGCCGGCCGCGACGGTGGCGAGATGCCGCGCCTGGCCGGCGATGATCGGCTTGATTTCGTCGTAGAGGCTCACAGGGCGGGATCGACGGCGGGCGGGGTGTAGACCGGCTCGGCGTTCGTATCCGGCGATGCGTAGGGGCTTGGATCAAGCGCACCACTCACTGGCCCGGAAGGCGGAGACGCGAAAGAGGTACCGCTCGTCGACTCCGCCGTAGGCTGGGGGCCATCGGCCTTCTCCTGCTCGACACGAACCCGCTCCTGCTCGGCGGCGGTACGCTGCAAGGCCAGGGCGTCGAAGGGCTCGGGCGTCGGATGCTCGGGCGGGCCATAGACGGCGGTGGACAGGGCCTGACGAATGCACGTCAGCGCGTGCTTCAGCTCGCCGTAGCTCACCGTGCCCAGGTTCTCGGCGTTGCGGAAGGCCGGGGCCAGGGCCGCGTCGATCGCGTCCAGGGTTCGGCTTTCACGGGTCGGCGCGATGGGCTGATCGGCCACTGGGTCTCGCGTGGTCGTCTGGTTGGTGACGCTGGTGGGGTGCTGGTCGGCCAGCGGGTCGCGATAGGTGTCGGTCATCGGTTGGTGTCCCGGTTGCGGCCGGCAGACTGCTACCGCCGGCGCCGTCCGTCAAGGGCGCAAAGAAAAGCCGCCTCGCTTTGGGAACGAGGCGGCCAGTCTGGGGCGTCTTCAGGAAGAGGACGATCGGATGAAAGCCCTGGAAGTGGATCGGTGCCAAGGGGTGGCATGGTCGCCATAGCGGTTTTCAAAATCATCGCCTCATTCGGGTGAAGGATCACATAGCAATCCGCCGCCGGCCTGGCCCCGCCTATCCCGAGTTGGGAATGCCTACAAAGCCCATAGGGTATGGCATGGACGCCATGGGATGGGGGCCGCTTAGGTGATATGGCCAGGGCGCCATAAGGATAGGCGCTAAGCCGGGATGCTGAACAGGTGTTCAGCGGGTGATAGCTGCATCACTGATACGGTATCAGGATACCTTCATGCGGTGCGCCTACACGCCTGCGAGGCTATCAGCCACTAAGCCAATCCGGGCGCCCTTAAACCATCTCGGCCAAGCCTCTTGACAACTCTTTCGGCACTTTGGTACTACGCACTCCTTCGAGTGTATGCCGCCGCCCAACGGCGGCATGAGGATAGAGAGGCGAGTAGGAACAGAGTGTACCGCCCCTATCTCTTGTGCCAGCATAGGGCATAGGCTACAACGGTCGCCACACACACAACGGAGGCGACCATGAACGACTTTTTCAGCAAACCATGGCTTGAACGTGCGCAGCTCATAGAGCGCGCGCTGGCCGAAGTGCTGGCCGGGATGAAGCACCCCGCCACCACGGCGGAGATAGCGCAGAAGGTCTCGGCGGCGCTTGGCGCATATGACAAGGCGAAGATAGCCAACGCCTTGGTTAAGCTCGCGGCCAAGCACCCGCTGGCCTCGCAGACTGGCGCGACGTTCATGCTCTACGGCCGCCAGGCGCGCGGTTGGATATGGAAGCCGGGAACGGATCGGCCCGCACCGCTTGAAAGCCGCTCGCAGCCTGCCGCCTTGGCCGCGGCGCGTGCAGCCTATGTCGCGGCGCTCGCGGACCTTGAGGTATGGGCGGGCAAGAGCGCCGCCAACGAAGCCGCATGGGACGCGGTATTCAACATTCTGGAGCGGCATTTAAGCGCGCACCTGATCCTGGACATAGACCCGATGTCATAGGTCAACGTGGTTTTGACCGGTCAAAACCACGTTGACCTAACGGTGAAGCGCTGTTGACACCTATGGCACGCCATGCCATATAGGGGGCTGGAAAGAGGAGATAGACGCTATGAACCAGTTTCGTAACTTCGATGCGCCGGCTCGTGCGCAGGCTGTCACGGTTATGTGGGAGCGCGAAGAATGCCCCGACGACACCGCATCGCCGCTCGATTGGATGGATGAAGCGGAGGATGCGGAGCGCATCGCCGCTTGGCGTGACGGTCAGTTCACTATGATCGGCATTCGCGCCAAGGCGACGCTTTTGGTTCCCCTTGGCCAAGTTTGCTTCGCTACCTACGAGCTAACCTCGTGCGGTCTTTGGGGAATCGAGAGCGACAGCGGCGAGGAATACCTAGCGTCGGTTTTCGAAGAAGAGAAAGCGCAGCTCGTGGACGCGATAGCGGAAATGGGAAAAGCCGCTCTCGCGCATCAAGCGCTGGCCTAACAGGTCGAAACCGCCGCGAGGCGGTCTGACGGTCAAGCCGTCACTGACGAGACCAAATCTGGAAAGGGACCCCAAATGCCATCGGGAACAATCAAGCTTACGCGGGATCAGGTGAAGGCGCTTCGCCCGTGTTCTGATTCGCACATCCCGGATTTCGGGCGTCGCAAAGCGATGACGGCGGCGCAAGCGCTGGCGGCCGGCGCGACGATCGAGGACCTGTTGTGGGTCGCGGATAAGCTAGGCCGGGAAGATTTGTGCGCACGGTTCGGGCTGGAGTGCGCGCAACGGGTGGCCTACCTGAATTCGGACCCTCGCGTTCAAGCGGCGCTCGATGCGACTCAAGCCTGGCTGGACAATCCCGGCCCTGAAACGGCTGCCGCACGGGCTGCCGCATGGGCTGCCGCACGGGCTGCCGCACGGGCTGCCGCATGGGCTGCCGCACGGGCTGCCGCACGGGCTGCCGCAGGGGATGCCGCACGGGCTGCCGCACGGGCTGCCGCACGGGATGCCGCATGGGCTGCCGCATGGGCTGCCGAGCAAGCGGAGCAAAGGAAAATCTTCCTGCGGATTTTCGCCTAGCCTCGCGACCGTTCAAGCCTAGCGG